CCCCCAACTTTCCATCCCAAAGCTACCTGAAATTCCTCCCTATCCATAACTTCACAATCCTGCTGTTCAACGGCAATTACCGCTTTAGGACATGAAGTTATGAACAATAAAAATAGTAATAATATCGGACGCATTAGAACGGCACCTGATCGTCTTTATTTTCGACCGGCTGTGCATCTTCTGTATCATCAACTTCCTCCAATGACACTCCTGCATCAACTTTCGTATATAAATCCGAAAAAGACTCCTTAGTTTCAGTATCAAAACGTTCCAAGCACATCATTACAGATTTCATCTTATCATTAAAGATAGCGAATGATTTTGTAATGTCAATCAAACGACGAGTCGTAATGATTTCATCAACTGCACCTTCTTTATAAGACTGACGTATTACATCCGCCCATTTTACCAACTTATCAACAAAATCATCCTCTTTAATATCGTGAACCTGAAATTGCTTTTTAAGTATTTTTGATTCATATGCCGCTGAAGGATACTCTTGATAAAACGTAGCAGAGAATCTATCCAAGAATGCTTCATTCAAAATGTTCGTCCCCATAAAACGACCATCTTCAGATCCTTTACCTTTCGTATTAGCGGTTGCGACAATGTTAAACCCATGCTGAGGATAAACAACCTCATTAATCTTTTTCAGATAAATAGGTTGTCCTTCCATGATTGGTTGTAAGCACATAATTTTATGAGAAGCCAAATCAACTTCATCAATCAATGCAACTGCACCAGTTTTCATGGCTACAACCAGAGGTCCATCCTGCCAAACTGTTTCACCATTTACCAAACGGAACCCGCCTAGTAAATCATCCTCATCCGTTTCAACAGTAATATTAATACGAATAAAGTCACGTTTCAATTTAGCACAGACCTCACGTATCATGGAAGTCTTACCGTTCCCCGATAATCCAGTAACGAAAATGGGATAAAATAACTTCTTTTCTAGAACTGTTTTAATATCTTTGAAGTGACCCCAAGAAACATATTGAGGATCTTTTTTCGGAATAAGATTAAGTGAAACTGACTCTGCTTTAGCAACAACTTTAGGTTTAACTGGTTCAGATAAAACATCCCAGTCAGCCTTGAGAGTATCGCGTTTTTCTTCGACTTTATTCTTTTGATCACTAACATTCGCATCTCCTGAAAATGAAAATAAACCCGGTTCAACTTCACAATGTCTTTTTAACACAATCTTATAAATGGCTGGCCATTTACTTTTTAAATCCTCGCCACAAGATTCTAACGCGTCTTTGGCTTGTTGTAATGTAAATGTTCCGTCACCATATAGCTTATCAATCTCCTTCTTAAAAGCTATACGCGTTCCGGATGTTGTCATGTCTAATGCTTTCATAATATATTCTCCTAATCAATAATTCGCAATTCTTACTACCATTATATAGAAATCTCACACATATGTCAAGGAAAAAGCGCCTTTGTAACTCGTTGAAAACAAACAATAAGCAAAAATAATTGTAACTCCTTTGTTTATAAGGGTTTACTGACCAATTCTACGGCGATATAAGGCGGGATTATTTACCCTATATCCTACTATGCTTATCAGCGGAATAGTGCGTTAAATCGCCTTATATTACGCCGTGATTAGGTCAATGAACCTCGTGAGGATAACCCTCGTGTTTTTAAATTGGTTATTTTGCTTGGAAAATATAGAAGCCATTTTACGTTTAGTCATACTTTCATTTATTTCCCCAACTACCGGTTTCTGCATTCCTTGAATAACAAAGTACTCATCATATCCAGATTCCTCTTTTATAAAATAACCTTTTCTCTTAGCTGTTGTAATCCAACTTCTGAATTGTTCTTTACCTTCCATATATGACTTATGTGAGGTTGGATTCTTTTTTGGTGTAAATCTCCATAAAGTACTAGGCGTAAATTTTGGTATAATATAAAATCCCACAATATTAATATCAAGTCTGGATTTAACCACATCAAAAAGTGCTGGCGTCAAAGCTTGCATTCCACCAGAACTACCTATTTTATGATTTTTCTTTGTTTTCTTATCTTGCAAATAAAGAACATCATATTTGCGTTGGATACAATCAGACGCTCCTTTACCTCCATCATAAACAGTCGCCATACCATTTGCCTCACCATCTGTTAAAAATACTGCATTAACATTTGCCAAATTGTTCTTTTGTTGAAAAGCTTTAATAATATACTCTGATAAGAGAATACAACCATTAAGAGGTGTTCCGTGTAATTGTTCTTCAACAGGAATCTCATAATGACAATTAAATCCGTAATTATGTCGATTTGCTAAAATGCAAAGATTAAGTAACCCCTCATTAAATTCTTTAGTAGACATCCTACCAGAAAGAAGATTTCTCAATCCTAAATGTCTATCCGTTACCAAATCACCATGTCGGAATTTAAATACTGGTTCTGTTTTACGATATGAACCATCATCCTCATAATAATCCCCACCTCTTTCTGTAAAAGAATATACCTCAAAAGGAATCTTTACCTTTTTACAAAACATGGATAGTTCGATTAACTGTCGAATGGTTCCAAATAAATTCTCCGCCATCGAACCAGACCAATCAACAAACATAACCAAACCATGATTCTTACCATCAGCCACACGAACATTCTTTTTAAAGACATCATCATTATAGGCGGCTGAAAACATCTTATTAGTATCTAAAATACCAGTTTTTGTAATTAATGTTCTTTTATATACATCAGCCGCTTTCTTTCTTTCAAAATCCATTGCCAAATGATTTACATTCTTAACACACTCTTTTTTAAACTTATTAAGAGTATGATGTGCTTTATCATAAACTCTTTGACGCATCATTTTATGGGTCTCAGTATTATGATATGATTGTTTCTTCCAATACGGGTGCTCCATACTATGATAGAAACTAGTTATATTTCGATGTACTTCCTTATAATCAACCACCACATGATCGAAGTTAAGAATCTGATCTGGTACACTAATATACTTTATATTCTTATCTATAATTGCGAAATCTGAAATTCGTTCATCAAACGCACGTTGTGTTTTGCTCTTGACAGGATCATTGTCATTTTGGTCTTCAAAAGATTCATCCTCATCCATTTGTTGTGGAAGGGTTGAATCTTCTCCACCCTCAAATGAAGCACGTGAATACGCTTCATCTAATTCTTCTTCTTCTGTCTTAGGTTTTTCTTCATAATCCTCATCGTCATCTTCTCCACCATTTTCTTCTTCACCATCCTCATCCGCACCTTCTTCTTCATCGCCCTCCTCATCAGTCATTTCTGACGTTTCGCCATAATTCTCACCAAATTCATCTTCCTTGAAATCAGTAGGTGGCTGTTCTGTAGGTTCGTTGGAAGATGCAGGGATTTCATTATCCATTATATACTTGTGAACTTTTCTTGCTACTTTCTCAACATCTTCAAATGTTCTACACTCAGATATCTCGGTCACCAATTTTTGTTCTTCATTATTAAAAGAAACCTCAACACGCTGGTTAAGTTTGAAATGAAGATTAATTCGATCTAAAAAAGGCTGTTCATTTATAATCTTATTTTTAACATCGAAAAAATCTTCTTTATTTAAATGGTCATATCCACGGAAGAATTGTCTCCTCAGACCCGGATATTTATTTTTAATAAGTTTTTCGATTCTAGCATCTTCAATTACATTGATGCAATCGTGGGAAGTTTCTTTATTAATCTTGGCAAGACGATCCATATCGGTCGGGGTATAAAGTGCATGTCCAACTTCGTGACCAAGCAACAGATCATATAAATGGTTTGGCATGTCTTTCCAGACAGGCAGGATAATACAACGATTGTGAATATCAAACATAGCCGTTTTTACTTGTCTATGTTGAACATCCAAATCTTCTACCGCTAGCAATTTTGCTAACTTTTCTTTTGATTCAATCTTCACCATTCCAATATCCTCATCAATTAATCATTAAATATACTACCATTTTAAAGCAATTAGATATATATGTCAAGGAAAAAGCGCCTTTGTAACTCGTTGAAAACAAAGGATAAGTGAAAATACTTTGTAACGCCTTTGTTTATAAGGGGTTATATTTTAGATCATATAACCCCTTATATCTAAAGGACTTATTTACTTAATATCTATAGTTTTTGCCTTATCTGACTCTCTTTTCGGCATTTTAATAGATAAAACCCCATTTTCCATCTCAGCGGTTACTTTCTCCGCATTTACGGCACGTGGAAAATTACTAAAAGATTGTTCCGTTTTAACACCATAAAATTTGGTATCATTGGAATCTACCTCTTTTTTACATTTAATTGACAAAACTCCTTCTTTAAATGTAAGGTCAATATCCTTCTTGGTCAAACCGGGCATAACAATATCTAATGTATAAGCATCGTCGTTTTCATCCCATCGATACTTATTATTTGGTCTATGTCCCACAGTAGCAGTCCATGGATCATTATTCATTAGATAATTATCAAATCGGTCAAAATGTGACCATGCTGGAAAAATACTATCAAACATATTATCGTGGTGTTTCGTTAAATTTGCCATTTCTATCTCCTTAGTTAATGTTATCGGCTATTTCTAACCGTCTATATATATTATAAGATTTGAAATCGCAAATGGCAAGGTCATTGCCAAAAAAACTTTATTTTTCCTGTACATCTAGGTCTAGTATCTTCTTTTTTACAGGGGGAGTTGTCTGGTTCTGGAATCCAACCATAAGGATCAACAATAAACATTATAGCACAACTAAATGCTAAAGTAATAAGCATAATCTTTCTTATACTCCATTCAAATATTCTCGGTTCACTCACTCTCTTTTTTCTCCTTTGGTTGTGTCTTACTACTATATCCATCCTTATACCAACCGCCACCTTTTAACTGGAATGCGGATAAATCGAGTATTCGACTACATGATTCCCTACATACTGGACATACTAGTTTAATATTTCTTTGTGATATGCTTCTCATATTTTCATAAACTTCATCACATTGTTCACAATGATAACTATAAAGAGGCATTTATAAACTCCGATTAAAAAGTCGTCTAACAAGATATGTTCTTATAATAGAAACAACGGTCATTATACAAACTATTTGTATATTCGTTTGTATATTTGTATGAATATCATATATTGGAAATAAAATTTCCATAGCTATTAATGATATAAGAAACCCGCTACCAACAGTAATACATGATTCAAAAAAACTTCCACTTTTACTCTGCTTCATTCTACCACCATTTGTGAAAAATTATTAACCTTCTCTACCGTAATCTTAGTAGAAAATTTATCATCTAATATATCAAGTTTATGTGAAATAACAAACAAATTAGTATTTTTCAATAAATAAAATAACTTCATCAAATCATCCATACCAGTTTGGTCTAAACTTGCATCAAATATTTCATCCAATATAAGAAGATTAACATTAACACTATTCCTCATGGCGGCAATATCTCGCCAAGTCAATAACAATGATATATCAATTCGTTTCTTTTCCCCTTCTGAAAAAGAATAATATGAAAAATCATCCCTATGTCTACTTTTAATAGATTCATTGAAATTTTCGTCTAATTGAAAATTTACAAAGAAATCCATATCCTTGAGATAGTTATTTACATGCTTATTAATAACTGGAAGATATTTTCGTATTATTCTTGTTTTAATTCCCTTATCATTTAATATAGTATTTAATATATCATAATACTTCCTTTGTTCTACATATTGTAATCTAGTCTTTTTACTTTCATCTAATTCAGTTTCCATTATTCTTTTTTTATCATCATCTATATGAACATTAGCTTCAGATATTTCCTCCTGAAGTCTACTAATTAATGTTTGATGTGTTCTTATATCACTATGTCTTCTTGTAATAAGGGTTTCTACATCTTGTATCTTATCATTACATTCGGCAATTTCACCTAAACGATCTGTTACTTTATTTACTTCTATATTTAACTTATCTATACCATCATTCATGTCATTAATATTAATGGATATTTGTTGTAATTTATCCTTTTTAAATGTTTCATCAATATCTTGTTCACAGGTAGGACAATTCTCATTATCTTCAAAAAACTCATTTTCTTTGTTTAACTTCTTTAAGTTTTTATCAATTTGCATTTTATAGCTATCCAAATCTTTATGCTTTTTTATAATATCCGTCTGATCTTCAATCTCAGACCTAAATACCCATATTTTTTCCTGATGGTCATCAATTTCAGATTCTATTGCAATAATAGTATTTTGAAGTGATTTAATTTTATCATTATTATCTTCCATTTTCTTAGAGGATTTGGCTTTTAATTCATCTATATGTTTTTCATGTAAGCTAATCTTCTCTTGCAATAGTTTAATATTATATTCTAACTCATTAATCTCCTCTTTCAAAGAATTTATTCTATCTTTAAGTAAATTCTTCATAACAGAAAATATACCAATGTCCAATATATCTTCTATAATAATTCGCCTATCATTAGCAGACAATTGCATAAAAGGAACAAATGAAGCAGACCCTAACACTACTATCTGTGTAAATGATTTAAAATTTAATTTAAGAATTTTCTCTTCTAAATATTTCTGATAATCAGTAGCCTTAGCATCTTGATTTATAACCTTACCATTTTGATATATTTCAAAGATAGCAGGTTTCATCCCTCTGCGAACTTTCCATTCTACACTACCAACAGAAAATTCAATCTCAGTCATTAAATCTTTCTCATTGACAGTATTCATTAACTGTCCTTTATTAATCTTCTTAAATGGCTTACCAAATAACGAGAAAGTAATAGCATCAATCAACGTAGACTTGCCAGCACCATTCTTACCGACAATTAACATCATTGGCTTTTGGTCTAACTTTATTTCAATAAACCGATTACCAGCAGCTAAGAAATTCTTAAATCTTACAGTCTTTAATTTAATCATACTCTATATGGTCGTTTCTTAAAAAAGTATTCATCATTAAAAGCTTTATCATCTACCCAAACATCATACAATGGTTTTCCACAATTAATAGATGTAGCTTTAACTCCCCATCCTTCTAATTGTTTTTTTGTAAACTCTCTCCAATCTTTTCCTGACCCACTACCACGAGCTGTCCAATAATGTATTTCATGTCCTTCATCATATAATTTATTCATCGCCTCGATTCGTTCTTTAATAGGCTCATGCTTTGGATAATCTGGTTTAGGTCTAATTTGTGTACATATTGTCCCGTCGATATCCACCATATACTTAGTCATTAATGTTCAGTGCCTCATCATAAATACGCTGCAATAATTTTTTCACTTTAACTCTCTCCTCGCGTTTAACGTTATCATCAGGCATACTATCTACATACTCATTAAGAAAAGTAGACGTATTACCCACTTCCACATCATCACTTTCATCATCTGAATATCTTGCGGAATATTCAGACAAATCCTCAAGTATAGTCAAATCTGTTAATTCAGATTTATATAACCGCTCAAGATAATTCTCAAAATCAGCTATATTATTCTTTTCTTCAACAATCAATTTAACAACTTTATTTTTATAATATCCTGTATTTTGGTTTTTCCAATCAACAGTACTCTTATCATTATAATAAATTTTTTCAAACAAACGTTCTGTATTCTGAATAAAAGTTAATTCTCTAGTTTTTGTATCAAATATATGAAACCCTCTAGGATCATCATAATCATTCCATGTTATTTCATATGGTGCTCCAAGATAATGAATATTACCCTGACTTGACCTATGATGGTAATGTCCAGAACATAATACCTCATATCTATTAAATAAACTTTTTGGAAGCCCTGAATCTGCTACATATCCTTTATACATGGCAAATCCATCAACTTCTAAATGGCCAAAACCAACTTGTGATTTTGAATCTCTTATGTACTCCATCATTATATCATAATTCTCAGAGTTAATCCAAGGAAGAATATCAATAGCTGTACCATCTAGGGTTATTGTGGATGGACCCGCATAAGTAATTACATTTTCATAATGTCCATAGAGTAATTCAGAACTATTAACTTTATTTGTATTTCTAAAATAGGTAGAATGATTGCCTACGATAGAATGTAATTCAATATGATTCTCCCTCATAACATCAAAATAAAATTGCTTTACTCGATGTAAGGTCTGAAAATTGACATACTTCCTTCTATCAAAAGTATCACCTAAATCTATTATTGTGGATATTTTATTTTCTTTTAGGTAGGGAAAAAATTGATTAGTATAAAATCTTTCAATATAATCACAAAATGATTGACTATCCTGCTTGCCGCCGAAGTGTTGATCTGTTATCAATGCTATCTTCATGGTCAATTTCCTTCTTCCAAATAAAATGACATCTTGTACATTCAAATGTCTGTATTGTTATGTTGTCTTTATAATCTATATCAAAACTGCAATTTTTATGTTCATGGTCTGGCTCAAACTGTTTACATCTTGCACACTCGTCGAAGAACAGAACAGAATATTTCATTTCATAAATATTTCCAATCTAGACTTTTTCTTAGGCTTTTTAGGTTGAGGATTTTCAGCATACTTTTCATGTGTTCTTAAATACTCCACATATCGTTTTGTATTTGCTTTATGATCTTCTACATTAACGTTAATTTGTTCTAATATACCAGATCGTTCCACATGAAGGTATTTTAAATGCATTTGTTTCTTTTCTTTAGTAATACGCCTAACATAGGCATGATGAATAATTTGTGTAAAATAAGAAAAAGGATTCTTAGATTTTTCTGGATTAAAGTTATGTGCATACAATAAACAATTTTCTATTCCATCACTTACTAAATCATCACGAAATGTATAATTAATAAAATTAGGTCTCCAAGCTAAATTTTCAGATATTTTCAAAAAACATTCACCCATATATTCGGTACTAGGTGGATCTGGTTCATCAACTTCCCTAGAATCAAGAACTCTCTGCTTCCACTTTTTTATTTCTGCAAAAAACTTTTCATTGTCTACGTAGTGTTTAGGGTTTGACATAACTTTTCTTTCTTATTTAAAAGTAAAAATCGCTACGATTCTATCGCCGAATCTAGGATAATGTTGATAATGAGGAAGGTTTTCAAAACAAACCCCTTTGTATTTTTCTGGAACAATTCTTTTCAATTCATGCTTCTCGGCTGGAAATAAAATACCATCACTTCCATTTATTCCAAGTGGTGTATCCTTATCCATAATTACCGTATGTGCTTCTTTATCTTGTGGGTCATTCAAATAAATTATCAATTGCTTATGATACTTGGGATGATCCACATGCGGAAAACATTTTTCCTGACCATTATTATATGTTAAATTTATTGCTCCTCTAATAACCTCAGTACATGTTATTTGATTTCTATTACAAAAAGTAAATAACATATCCTCAAAAACTTTTGCATAATCAGAATTATAATAACTTCTAACACCCATCTCGTCTTTTTGTTCTGGTCTATAAAATAATATATGACATAATAATGTATGTGTCAAATCTTTATAAAACAGAGGCTCAAAGCTTCGTTGATAGAAATATGAAATACCCTCAGACCTCTGAGTTAATTCTATTATTTCTTTATGTTCATCTGTTAAAAAATCATTATCTTCAATAAAAAACATTATTTAACTCCGGTTGAACCAAGTCCACCTCCCCTATCTTCTGTATCAGATTCAATAGCATGTTCGGCTTCATCAATACTAATTAATTGTGCTTCAATAACTGGTTTAATAACCAGCTGCGCTATTCTATCACCTTTTTTAACTTCATATGGAAAATGATTGTGATTAATCATTATTACTTTAATTTCACCTCTATAACCAGAATCAATGGTGCCCGGTGAATTTAAAACTTGTAATCCATGTTTTGCAGCTAATCCAGAACGTGAACGTACTTGTCCCTCATAACCATAAGGTATAATAGCATAAAGACCCGTATCAATTACTGCGGTACTAAAGGCGCGGATATTTTTATCCTCATTAGAACGAATATCCATCCCAGCATCACCAGAATTTTTTCTTTCCGGTAATGGATTATCTGACTTATTATATACCTTCACTTCTAATTGTTTCGTTTTACATTTACATTTCAAAGCAGTGCTATATGATATCATGGCCATCTAATCCCAATAGGTGTTGAAGGTGTACTCATAACAGAATATTCAGTTTTCCATAATGGATCAGGTTTGCATGTTGAACATTCTTCAAGAACATAGTGGTCGCATTCGCTGCATTTATATCCAACATACCAAGTCGTTCCACCAAATCCCTCATCTACTCCCATGAGAGACTTTGTATTGCATTTCGGACATTTCTTCGGTTTGCTCATAATTCTCCATCTCCTTAATAATTTTACGCTTTAATCTAAATTCTTTAAATTTATGATTGCGTTCTTTCTGTCGGTCTTGTGATTTAACCTTTCGATATGTTTTTCCCATTGTAGCATCCTTATAATGGTATTAAGTTATAATCATAATCAAATTTTTCTTTTAAATATATATTCAACCTCTCCTTCCAATGTTTCAGTCCATAATTATCATGTTTTTTCCAATGTAAATCATCAATGATATCATATAGCACTGCTTTATTTTCTTTATCATCCAATCTCAACACTCGACCAATAGATTGTAGATTTCGAATTTTAGCTTTATATGGATGAGCAAAAATTAAATATTGCAAATTCTTAATATTAACACCTGTAGATAAAACACCCGAACTCGCAACAATAACAGCATTCTTTTCTTCTTCTGTTGCTTTTCTGATCTCCTCTCTTTGTTCAACATCAGTTTCACCAGCTATAAAAAAGATTTGTCTATCCTTTACTTTTTCAAGTAACAGCTTTAATAATACTTTCCCATGCTTTTCAATATAATTAAATAATATAAGAGTATTACCTTTCTGATCCAATGCTAAATTACAAATAAAATTATTACGCTTCCTATGTGAAACTATAAAATCTATCTCCTCTTGATATGTTGCTTTGGTTAACGCTTTACGTTCCTCCTCTGGATATTCTAATTGTAAACATTGTATATTTAGTTTGGAAATATGTTTATTATCCATCAATTCCTTCGATGTGATCGCTTTATATGTTTTTCCAAACAATCCTTCAAGGACTAGTTTATGTGTTTTACAATCAGTTAATGTTCCAGTTGTACCAAATCTATATCTGCAAGAAGTCGATTTTTCTAATATACTTTTTAATGACTGTGCTGTTGCTAGGTGAGCTTCATCACCTACTATTAAAGAAAACTGTTCAAAATATTCTTTAGGTTGTTTATATAAGCTTTGCCATGTACTTATATATATTGGTTGTTTTTCGTTCTTTTCCTTCCCCGAATATATTTTATGACATTGTTCCTCCACATTCCATTCATCTTGTGATGAATAATCATCAAAATCACCATACATTTGTGTAACAAGATTGGTAGTAGGAACTATCACTAACATCTTATCCTCATCCAAAAACCTCTGATACCATCTCAACAATGCATATATAACTAAACTTTTACCAGAGGATGTAGGGGATAACAATAATGAACGATCAGATTTAATACAATGTAAAAATGATGCTATCTGATAATCTCTCGGAGTAATCTGTTTCCCTTTACAATGAAGATTCAAAGAATCAAAAAATTCTTTAATCTTATCTATATCACCTTCCTTCAAATGTTTTGCGTCTACAATATCAGTCTTTAATTGATATGAATGCTTTTCTGACCATTCTTTAAGATACGGCAATAGTCCTAAATATAATTGCCCTGTCTGCATATTAAATAAACGTATCTTACCATCCCACATTTTTGCACGAACTTTAGGATGGAATTGATGATTAGGAACTAAAAAGGAAAAATATTCATTCAACTCATATGCTATATGTTTATCACATGATAGTTGTAGAAACGTTTCATTTAATTTACCCGCAACAATCATGTCAAATCCCCTGCTAGAAATTTTTTCCATTTAATAGCATTACTAATATTAAAAGAAGCATTCTGAATCAATCTAGCGGTCTCCTCTATCAATTTAACCTTATCTTCTTGTTCTTCTATTTTATTTTTAGCTAATAAAAGTTCCTCATCACCATCTAAAAATAAATCCATATCATTTTTTAATACTTTTAAATCAAATGGCTTTTCTTCATATTCGGAAGGATCAGCCTTTCCAGAATAGTATTTCCACTTCTGAAGTTTTAATATTTTATATTGACTTTGGATAAACCGCAACACATTTTTTTCATCGTGGCGTAACTGATGATATTTATTAGCTAAATCTGGAATTGAGATGGAATATCCATCAAGATCAGTTGTATCTATCTTAGTGTCTATTTGACACATTTCTTTCAAATCTTTCATATTCATACTACTATTATAATAAATTTATGGGATTAATACAAGGAAGAATATTATCCTATCTTTTTAACGGAAAATGCACCTGTATATCGAAATACAGCATTAACCACAATAGGTTCGAGGGAAGTGGCATTAGTATCAAAATTAATACCACCCAAAGCTACTGGAAATATGTCTTTAAAGGTTACATTATAATTAGGATTAGACTTATTAGTATGTATAATTATATTACCATCAGATTTCAGGTCTTTATCTTTTTCAGAATCATATTGATCGAAATTATCTGGAAACCCTATTGCTTGCATCCAATTATATATCTCCATATAATTCTTCAGGTCTTCATCTATGACAAATTCAATACTCAAATCTTCGAAAACTAAGTTATCACCTTCCATCGGGATACCTGCAAATGGCGTTGATTGCATAAGACTGGTTAATGAAATTCCGGGTATACCTACACGCTGACAAAAATAGTCCACAGTTGGCATGCGTAGAAAGTTCGTCTGGAAACTTATTACGTTTAAATAATTAAGGTTAGTCGGTTGATTTGCGTAAGCCATTTAATTGTTCCTTTTATTGATCTTATATATACTATATAATATTATTATTTATAATACTTTGCAAGGACAAACTATGAAATTGAATAAACCAACCATCGCCTTCTTTATATTCCTTCATTTAGGTGCACTACTAGCCTTTATTCCTTCCACATTTTGCTGGTCAGCAGTTGGTCTATTTGCCTTTATGTACTGGCTTACGGCCAGTGTAGGTGTTTGTCTTGGATTTCATAGATATTTAACACATCGAAGTATGATGATGCCGCGATGGTTAAATTACTTTGTTGTATTTTGTGGAACGTTAGCATGCCAAAATGGTCCTCTAAAATGGGTAGCACAACATAGAATGCATCATCAAGGTTCTGATACTCCAGACGATCCACATGATGCGCGCCAAGGTTTTTGGTGGTCACATATGCAATGGATGTTTTATGACAGACATAAATTTGATAATACTGAAAGAATAAGAAAATATACTAAAGATATCAATGGCGACAAATTTTATCAATTCCTAGAAAAATATTTTATACATATTCAATTTGCTTTGGGGATTTTATTCTATTTGATAGGTGGTATATCTTGGGTTATATGGGGAATATTTGTACGCTTAGTACTAGTATATCATGCTACATGGTTAGTTAATAGTGCTTGTCATATGTGGGGATATACTAATCATATTCAATATGACCTTGCTAGGAATAATTGGTTTGTAGCTTTAATAACATTTGGTGAGGGTTGGCATTCGAATCATCATTATCATCCAAAATCCGCTAAAGCTGGTCTTAAATGGTATGAGCTTGATTTAACCTATTTTTTGGTTTATTCTCTAGAGAGATTAAAGTTAATTAATAATGTTAATATTAATTAATAATATATCTTATATTCCCAAGCCCACCAACATATTAATAATAACATATTTAAAACAGCAATACAAGGAAAAAGTTACATTATTTTCTCTTAGATTTCTTCGGTTCGTCGGCTCTCGCAATTCTATTTTCATCAACATCTAATCCATACTTCGTCCTCACCATAGTATCCAATTTTAAAATATCTGTTTGTAATACTCTAATACGGTCTATAAGTTGAATTAGTATCTCTGTCTGATGGCCTATCTTTCCTGTAAGTGAATCCTGCAACCATTTTATAATTTTCCAAAAACCCCATCCAATTAATAACAAACCTACAACTGGTACACCTAATCTTTCTATTAAATCTGCTACTACTGTAGAGTCCACAATATCCACCGAGTGTTAAAGGTAAGCGGCTTTATATATATTTATACCCCATCCGTGATAGTTCTTGACGATTAAACAAATGGGCTTTATGTATATCTATTTTAGATTGTCCCTCATATGGAACAGCCAAATGCTCTTCAACCATTTGTTCGTTTAAATTAACATTATTTACATACAACTCCCCCAGTATTCGCCCAAACTTTCCACGTTCGTCATCTAAATGGGTTTTTAATGTTATATTCGACCCTACGGGACAATAATCAACTAAAAACTGTTTAGATAACTTTCCATAAAATTTTTCCTCAGCATCTCTGGTTCTGGATTCAGGTGTATCTATTCCATAAAGTCTTACTCGCTGATTAGCAAGAACTACATCAAATCCTAAATCAATATCAAGATCCACAGTATCCCCGTCAATAATTTTAATTACTTTAGCTCTATATTCGTGCATGGAGACTCCAAAAAAAAAGGGGACAGGGTATAAACCCCATCCCCCAATTTAGTAAAAAATTAAAATTACATTAAGTTTGTAACATTAACTTTTCTGTAGTACTGGTTACCAGTGGTAGTATTAATACCAGCTTCGTTAGCAGTAACGAATGGATTGTCAACAATTCCATATCGGGTTTTGAATCCGATTTTTGGTTGGAATGTATCCTCACCCATCGCACGAACCATCTGTAGAGGAACGTAAGGACAATAGAACATGCCAGAATCATAAGGACTAGATCCCTTATAACCGACAACGTAGAATTGACCAGCAGTTGATCCATAATAAGGATCAACAAACACTTTCATGCCGTTCATCGTACCAACATACGTGTTAGTGTGTGAATCACCCGCGGCTGGATGACCAGTTTCCAACATACCAGACATTGACAATGCAGATGCAACGTCAGCAGAACAGATCATA